TTACCTTGCATACGACGTGCGCGCACATGCATTTGGTATTGAAATGGTGGAATTTCATCCATGCCACATGCGGCGCGTATTGCATTTTGGAATTTTGGATATTGTGACTCCTTGAGCGACCGCGCGCTCTTGAGATATGCTTGTACTTCTTCGTCGGAGTCGAACTCTTTTTGTAGGTCTATGTTAATTAGAATTGAATTGTTGGTAAAGTCAAATTCTACAGGTTCGTGGATAAAGAACTCTATTGCTGACTTACACTGCTTATACGTATCCTCACTTGAGCGCGCGGCTTCAAATAGTAGCATGAAGGGGGTAGGTACATTTTCGGGGAGTTCTTCCTCCCAATTATCTGTGAGGGAAAGGTCGATATCTTCCTGCTGCACGGTTAAAATTTGTTGAGCGATAGAATAATCGTTCGATGCTACAACTTCGCGCACGAGTGGGGCGTATATTTTACATGTGTCGCCAAACGCAATTGGCTCATTTATCAAAAAAAATTCTTTCATTAATTATACTCGGTTATATTGATTATCATGTAGTAACATGACATTTCTTCGGATATGAAGTTTAAGTGGAATGTACCACCATTTACTTGACCTAAGCCACTTATGGTAGTTCCATTTAAACTTTCAAAAATTTCACCTATAATGGCAAGTGGACGCAAATTGGAATTTTTGATAAGCCATTGTACTATGGGTACAAAAATTTCGATACGAATAGATACGTTTGAGAACTCTTTATTGTCGCTATTAACGATACCATTGATTACTTGTAGGGTTAGTAGTGACTGTGAGGTTTCTGCATTGGACACAAGCGGTACAGCCTTAATCAGCTTGTCATATATTTCTGTTCGTTTCTGCTCTAGTGTCAAATCGTTGTGCGCGAGAGGGTCGGTATCTGTATAGTACAATAGTTTCACAAGGTCGTCGTTAGCTAATAGTAGCTTAATAATTTTTTGGAGATGTAGTCCTAGTTCTCCGTAGTTACGTGTCTTTCTCATTTAATACCCCCATCTAACCAAAAGAAGTCGTCATTATCGTCTTGCGTTGGGTTGGTAGGCTTAGGTGGATTAGGGGATAGGTCGTACTGATATACAGGGTCTACAGACACATACTCAACGCCCGGTGTGGATAGCTTGTCGTAACCTGTTACGCGGAACGGTTCAATTTTGCCACCTGCGGTTGTAACCTCAAGGTAGAAATCGCGCTCGATTTCGTCATGTTCGGGCATTACGAAGAAACTTAGCTTTAAGTTTTCGAGGTATAAAGTGTGCGAGCGCGAACGGCTTTTAATCTCATTTTTAAGCATGTTATCTTCTTGTCCATAAAAGTATGCCCAATCAGTTACAACAACCTTTTTTGTTTTTGGATTGATAATAGATAGTTGGTGTGTAAGTTTTAAAACTGCATAGCGATTGTAACCACTTGCTTGCATTTCTTCAAACCAATAGATAAGCCACTTGTGTGTTTCACCCTTTACAGTAGTAAGGTCTAAAATTGTACCATTCTTAAACTTAACATCAACTGGCACTAATAACCATTGTAGGTTTTTTGTTTCATTTTGTTTATTGGGTCGAAGTTCTCCTACATGTTTTGCTTGCTCGTGCGCGAACTCAACTTTATATACAGAACGTTCGAGTTGGCGCATAAAGTTTTCTTCGCGCTTGCCTTGCATACGAGTTTTGTAGGAGTCGCCATATCTATTAAGTCTTTTTTCATATAGGTCATAATAGTCCATTGTAAGTTCTCCTACTCATTTAAAAGTGACAGACAGTCAAAAATTGTTTTGCGGAAGTATTCATAGCGCAAGTAGCGCAAGCTGGAAATTTTGTACCACAAGGTATAATAGTTAATTGATTTTTCATCTTCGGCATAACCTAAAAGTTCAATTAAAACTCCATCTAGACACTTTTCCCAATCTCCGCGCTTTTCATATTCACATAGAATACCAAAAAGTCGGTTTTTGAGTTTGTTGTGGTAGCCTTGATGTACTGCCTTATTCCCCATAGTTATCACCTGCTAGTACGCGGTAGTTATATGGGTTGTTTTCAATAGAGCGATAGTAATTGCTTTCCAACTTGGCTGCGCGCTCGTGTTCGCATTCGAGTAAGTTTTTCAATTCTTTCACGAGGTTTGCTTGTGAAAAGTCACGCTCCGCATACAATGGCTTTACGTTCTCCCACGACAAAATCGTTCTATCTAGCCACAAAACTTTCATAAAAGTAGCTATAATTTGTATTTCCGCATTTGTAACCTTATCCTTAAAATTTCCGCCCTCATCTACTTCCAAACTCACGCGCGGAAACTTAAAAAGTGGTAGCGCGCCATCAAAAAGTGCGCGCCAATCACGTTCTCTGTCTGCTTTGTCCCAACCAACCCATTCATCTTCTGTCATTTTTGCCATAAAAGCATTATAAACATCTTGAATAGTTGCCATTTATTTTCCCCTTATTTAGCTTCGCTATCTGCTTTTAGTTGAATTGCTTTGATTATGTCGATGTCAGTTAGAGCCTTTAAAACTTCAACTTTTTTCATATCGACAAGTGTGTTTTCAATGGCAAATTGTGCTACCATTATTTGTTGTTCTTTAGAAAGTGACTCCATTTTTTCTTTGAAATCGTCGATTGCCATTTTTGTCATAAAGTTGCGCATTGTTTCGTTGGTAAGTGACTGAACTTCTTCGAGCGCGGGCAGTGCTTCCACGAGTTCTTCGTGTGTTTTTTCGTCTACATCCACGAGCGCGAGCATGCCCTGTGAGAACATGTAGTCTACGCCTGGCTCATACATAGCTTCCTCCAAAATCGCGGAATCAATTGTCTTTACCGTACCTCTATGCTCCCATGTGCGCGAAAATTTTGCATCAGGTAAATCAATAAAAACCATACCATCTACCATACTTTGTACTTTTACTTTACTCATATTTGTCTCCTTTAATCATAAATAAAAGAGGGTAAAAGTTACCTACTTCTACCCCCTTAGTTTACATGTTATCCTTCGTAAGTCTGAGCGATACCAGTGTTCTGATATACACACCAGTTATAGTGTGATAGGATACCTACACCCAGCTTTCTGTAAGCGTGGATTTCGATAGAGTTATCTCTATTCACGAAGTCGTGTAGCTGAGTCTGTCCCTCAAGCACAACCTTCACAACCTTCTCGTTGCCGCCTGGCAGTACGTAAGCAAGTTGTGGGTCAATCCATGTCTTTTCGTTGTTTTCGTCAACGAATGACTGTGGAATTTCTACTACAGGAGTACCTCTGAATAGGTTGATGCGTCCTGTTTTGTGGATAGCTTCGATGTCGTCTGGTGAATAAACACCGCCGTAGTTTCCACCTGCTCCGATAGGAACGATAGCATCTGCGCCCATTTCAGCGATGAACTCAGGTGGTGCGAAGATTACTGCGCTAGAACCGTAAGCCTTAGCAACGCTTACAAGTTTCTGCATTTTCTTTCCATCGAATGAAGTACCTGTAACTTTGTTAGCTTGTGGTCTACCCGTAGCATTGAAAGCAGCGCGTAGAGCCTTTTGTACTTCTAGGAATACAGCTTCTGTAAGTCCTTCAGTGATAACTTCCATTACGTCTGCAAGAGTTTCAGAACCATCACAAAGTCTCTCAAAGTCGATGATAGCTGCGCCACCAACTGCGTGTGATGTGATTGCAAGGTTTTGCTCGTCTAGTCTGAATGTTTCGTATACGCCAGAAATTCCAACTTGTGTGAGGAACTTCTTCGCTCTCATCTTTCCGATTTTTCTCTTGAATACTGCTTTTTCGTTTTGTTTTACAACCTTAACGTCAGCAACCGCATTTAATGCATTAGTTACCTTTTTAGGTACGATTTCGTCTGCGACCTCTACGATTACCTCGTAAATGTCGTATCTGTTTTTCATGAACTGATTTACTGAACCAGCTAACTCTCTGAAGCCATCAGCAACTGCCTTATCTACGCTTTCGGATGTGTAGTTAGCAGGAGCAGTTTTCTGTGCTGCATAAAGAGCGATTTCTTTAAGTTGTGTTAATGTCATTGCTTTTCTCTCTCCTTTACACTAAACTACATTACCATGATTTGTGCTGCGCGCTGTCCATCAGGCATAGTAGTCCACTTAACTACTTTATAGTTGGTTTTAATCATATTAGTATCACTATCATGTGGAGCCCCTTTGTAAAGAGTGAGAACACCCATTGACACGATACCTACTTTAAGGTCTTTTACGTTCGCTGCAAATAGGTCACTATCTTGCGCGAAGTCGTCGTCGTAATAAGCTAAAGTGTTAGTTGTAAAAAGGTCACCCTTATCAAGAAGTCCTAGTCTTGGATAAGAACGAGGTTTATTTACAAAGTCTTTTAGTGCAGTTTTGGTAGCACTTTGTGTGTGTTCTGTTGTGTAGCAAAGTCCCCATAAAGAGTCTTTGTAATCTCTATAAAGAGGTACGCAATTCTTGTTCCATTTATCAATAGCTAGGATTGCGCCATTCTCAACATCGTTGTCATTTAGTATATAGCACTGAGCCTCAACTCTGCCATCTCTAGGGAAAGCACATCTGTTAAGCTCAACCTGACCATAGCCATCAGTCTTAACTCTTTTTAGATTAGCCATTTTATCTCCTTTTTAATATTAATTTAAGTTGCGCAAGTGGTAACTATAGTACCATAATTTGTGCTGCGCGCTGTCCATCAGACAGTACAGTCCACTTAGTTACTTTATAACGAAGAGGTATTACATTAGCACTAACAATTGTCGCAGTATTTTTATAGAAAGTGAAAACACCGTCTAAAACACATAAGTTTAAGTTCTTTACATTCTCTGCAAATAAGTTTTCATCTGATGTAAATTCATTATCAAAGTAAGCTATAGTGTTAGTTGTAAAAAGGTCGCCCATTTCAATGCGCCCTATTCTTGGATAAGAGCCTTCCTCGTTTACAAAATCTTTTAGACCTGTCTGCGTAGCATCCTGTGTATGTTCTGCTGAATAGCAAAGTCCTGCGAATATTGGAGTAAGACCTTTTTTAAGTGGTGCACAAGTGCCTTCTTGTTTGTTCATGTTTAAGACCATACCATTTTCAGCCTTACCGTCTACTAACTTGCACTGAGCCTCAATTTGACCATCTCTTAGGAAAGCGCATCTATTGAGTTCAACTTGACCGTAGCCATCAGTCTTAACTCTTTTAATAGCCATTATTATCTCCTTTAGTATCTATCAAGGATATCTTCAATACCACTTTCAGTTTTTCTAGGAACTACTGGGAATTTGGTATCGTCAACGTCCTCTTTTGAAAAAATAGAGTTGTCGTTTTGGATAAGCGCAAATGCAAGTTCCTTTTCAAGCTGAACGCAGTCCATTTCAGCGCTTTGTTCTCTGATAGGGTCAATTGCTTCTTTGGAAAGTTTTGCAGAATACTTGCTGAAAATTGCTTCTTTTGCGCTATCTTCTGTAGCTTTCTTGAACTCTGATAGAACTGCAATTTCGCTATCTTTGGCTTCGATGTCGGCTTGATAGTTTTCAATTTGTGAGTTGAGTGTTTCTTTCTCTGTTGATAAAGTAGAGATTTGGGCAGAATAATCAGCCATTTCGGTGTCATATTTTTGACCTTTTTCTACAATTTCCTCTAGTCCAACTAGAGAATGGTTTACAAGTGCGCGAGCGCTCTCAACAGAGTCAAGTTCTTCACGAGATAGGTATGCGTTATAAACTTCTTCGGAGTCACCTAGAACTACATTGTCTTCTTCGTCTACTGTGTAGAAAACTTTAAGGAATTTGTCGCAATCCTCTTCTTCTTCGTCACGAACAACAACATAGTCATTAAAAGTGGCAACAATCCATTTAGTCATAACTCTATATCCATCTTCTACCTTGGGATTAAGTGCCGCAAAAAGTTTTGACCTTAAATCCTCGTTGGACAATTCAAATATATACTTCATTGAATTTGTTTCCTCTCTATTACAAGTGAATTTATCAATTTTATCGAATAGGTTTTCAAATTCTTTTTGTAGAGTGTAGAAGTGCGCGCCCTCAAAACACGGTTCTACATCATCGCCTAGTGCTTGCAGCCCTACAAAGCAACCTTCTGTGAATACAAAGTATTCAGTACCATCAATCATTTTCCAATATCCGCTTATGGAAGGTGGAAAAATTTCCATTGAAAGAGATTTATTTACAATCTCGCTGGCTTCTTTATAGATAGAGGTAAATAAAATTACGTCTGCGCAAGCATATTCGCGCTCTACGCCATCATTGTCGAGATGAGTTTCCCACATGAAGTTATGGTCTTTAGGTACTATACCATAAATGCGCCCTTCGTCACGAGCCTTGCCGTGTGTGGTAAAATCATCATCTTCATAAATGCCTTTTACAGGCACATATGCCAATGTGTCTACAAACTTCTGCGCGAACTCGTCCGTAATATATGTACCATTACGGTTTTCGTACTTGTAAAAAATTCTACAGCGCGCCTTCGATAAAACTTGATTATAAGGAGTTAATTCTCCATAAATTTGTACAGAGAAGTTGAAATTTAGGTTTTTCAACTGTTTCTCCTTTCTTTTTAGTCGAGTGATTCGTCTTTAGTAACTGTTGTTTCAGCCTTTTGGTCACCCTCTTTAGCCTTAACACCACCCTCATCAGTAGCAGCGTTGTCACTACTCTCTGAAAAACTATTGGATAATGGTTGCATAATAGATTTGAGGTCATATACTTCATTTTCCAATGTTTTTAAAGATATAAACTCGCTTTGAGACAGTCCTACGGCTAATGCAGGTACAAGGAAACTGTATCCAGAGTTAGCCATCTTCAAAGTAGAAGTTATGTAATCTTTTTGATTGTAAAGTGTTATTGGTAAAATTTTATAAGTAAAAGTAATATTGCTATTACTAAACTTACGGTTAAGTAGGTTGGTTACGAACAAGTTGAGTTGTTCAGCGAAGGACATCATAATGGAAATGTCGTTTTCGATGGAGTACATAAGTGATGCACTACCCGCTTCGCCAAATAGAAGTCCACTTACACCGGCTTTGTTGAAAATGTTTTTGTTCATTTGCTCAGCCGTGTTGCGTGCTGCGCCAAGTTGACCTTTAGATGTTACGGAGTCAACTTTACCATATGTAGTAAGTACACGAGTATTGGCGTTGCCTTTTAGCATTTGGACAAGTCCTTTATGCATTATAGCAACTTCTTCAGGCTCAAATACAAGTTTGCCATCTTGTGTATGTGGCATTTCAACCGTAACAATTTTGCTGATTTCTTCAACGTCACGTGCCTTTTCAATTTGCGCACGACTGTCGCGCTCGTAGATGTCGTTGATAATGCTTAGAAATAAGGGTGTGTCACCTAGCATAGAAATGCAAATGCTTTCCTCTACTGGAACGAAAACCCATGGGGTATCTTTGCCACCGTTATCATAAGATGTGTACCAACTACGTACGCGCGCGGGATAAGATTTAAGTGTGTTTTTGCGCACTTGTTCGTCTGATATAGAAGTAAAAAACCTTACGTCAAATTCAATTAAATTGTTGCCACTTTTGTCTTTGTAGCGTGTGCGACAGTATTTTGACGGTAGGTCGAGTACAGTAAAACTGTCTTTTTCGTTTTTGATTAAACCGTAGTATGTGCCTTCGAGTATGGCGGTTTCAGCGCACTTGATGCAGAATGTTTTCCAACCCGGCATATCCATGAACTTTACGGCTTGGTTGTACTTTTTAAGTACGAAGTCTTTGGACAGTAGGTCGGGTTTTTGGGTATGGGGAATTACAATTCCGGTATAATTTAAAAGTGTGGCATAGTATAAAACTATTTTTTTATATACACCGTCCAAATTATAGAAGTAGTTAGAAAGTGCAATTTTTTCCGCAAGTCCACCCTCTGCTATAATTTGTTGTGCGTCTTTTTGACTGTAAGTTTGGGTGCGCGCTCCAAAGTTGAAACCTGTATCAGATTGGTAGGCGCTGGCACTTGCTGCCACCATTGAAGAGTTCGCAAGTTCAAACTGTTGTATATTTCTTTTTTCTTCCATTTCTCTCCTTTAGTCGTAAAATACCAACTGGCGCACTTCCTTTTTTTGAGTTTTTTTGTTAGTGCGGAAGTATTCGTCCTCGTGTTCTTTGATACGCCACAATCCATACATAAAAGCGGAGTATTTGTCCTTTGGAAAGCGCGCGTTGATGCGTTCTAGTACAATCATGTCAGAACTTGTACCCTTTTTAAGACGCAAGTTTGCCATTTGTTGGAATAGGCGAGTTGTCATTTCATGGGGTAGTAGGCGTTCCACACGTTGTTCTAGTGTCATGCGCTGACCAGCTTTCGTGCTTAAAAGTGCCGATTTGGCTTCTTGTTCGCGTATTAGAAAACGCACAGCACCACTACTCATACGCGCGAAGCAATTGGCGTGCATTTGTGAGTTGGATTGTTGGTTGGCTTTGATACCATATAGAATTTTAGGTGCGTCGTTAGGTTGAATTTCTAGGTAGTATTTATCATTTATGAAGCCTAGTGGTGGATATTCAGTACCGTCCTCGTCAATTTGTGTTTTGATGAGTTCGTCGGCAAGACCCACACCTATACCATTAGTATCAACTACTACTTCCTTGGGGTCAAACGCGCGCACAATTTTTTTAAGGTCAAGTGCTTGAGCGTCGAATGTGCGTCGTTGCGCAGTTGTACCAAGCGTGATAACATTCACGAGCGCGGAGTAGATACGACCGCTACGAATGTAGTTTTTAAAAATACAACATTCAGATTGGTCATGAACTCTACCTACGTCTACTGATAGTAAGTAAAAAATTCCATCACTTCCTGCATCTTTGCGTTTTCTTTCAGGATTTTTTAGTTTGCGGTAGCGCTGGCACTTGTCATAGTTAAACCATGAGTCTGCGTTGCCACCAGACCATAGAGATAGGTATTCGCGCGCAAATGATTTTTCGCTGTAGGAAGGACTAAGTTTGAGTTTTTGAACGTATGTGGCATCAAGTAGTCCGTGCATTACGGGGATACGATAGTCACAGCCAAATACAAAGGTGTCCTTGGGGTTGATGATGCTGTTTTCGGTGTCATCTATAAGGCGGTCATAAGCGAACGAAGTTTTGGTTCCTGCCGATGTACAGCAGATAACTTGTTGGTTAGGTTCGCGCGAATTCACTGTGTTGTCCGGTAAACGACGAGAAACGTTTAAAAGCGGCAGCACAACTTCATTGATAAGGTTTTCATCGTGGTCGCGCGTTTCGTCGATAAGACCACCGTTTCTACGACCTCCACGAGTGGTTTCAAGAGCGCCGACCACATCGAACACACTACCATTACGGAACTTCAGTTGGCAATAGTCCTTACCGAAGTTGCCCGGTGTGTCGGACAGTTCATAACCTATAATTTCGCGCTTTAAAAGGGGGTAGTGGTCATAAATTTCAACAATTTTTTCTCGTGCAATTTGCGCACCTTGGTTTTTCTTTGGCGCGCAGATGAACACTTTTCTACGTGGAATGAATACGCATTGTAAGAAAAGTGCAAGTATGGTTAAGAAACTCTTGGAAAAGGCACGGCACGCTACGATATAAACGGCTTTATACCTCATCATAGCGCGCAAGCATATACGTTGGTAGAAGAATAAATGAAAGCCAGACCCATCTTTAACTATTTGGTCAAGGAATAGGTCGGGATAGGCAGTACACCATTCTACCCACGCGCGCATAGGGTTCTCGTTGCGCACTAGCCACTCTTCATTTACAACTACACCCTTTTCGATAGGTACGCCTTCGCGCTTTTTGAGTTTAGTAACAGCTTTAGTGAATAGGTTGTCTTTCATTTAGCTTTCATCACCGTCCTCATCTGCGCGGAAGTCCTCTTCAATTTCCATTTCAAAGCCTTCGTTGTCGTAGTCGTCTAACTCGCGCGCACTTGGATTTGGTATGTCGAAGTTAGATTCCATGTTGTTGATGTTTTGTAGTGACTCGATACGCTTTGTAATTTCTTCAGAAATGCCGGACTCGTTTACATATAGGCGCTGTGTCCAATTTTGTACATTTTTAATTGTTTCGTCTACAACATCTTTAGTAACATCATTGTAGTATGAATTTTTAAATCCACGTTTTTCAAGCCATATACAAAGTTCGCCAATAGAGTCAAAATCTGATGCATTTTTAGCGTTTTTAGAGTTGAACTCGGCAGCCTTTACGAGTTTGTCGTATGAGGCAAGTAGCTTATCAAACTCTTTGCCCTCTTGGATACGCATGTCAATTTCATAAGAAATCTTACAAATTTTTAGTGCTTGGTCGCCATTAAGGGCAGAACCAATGTTTTGGGTTTGGACTATGCCCTCGTATAAGGTTTCGAGGTACGATAGTGCTTCAACATCGTAGTGTCCACCCCACTTTTCGCGCAATTCGTGTAAGCGCTCTTCCTTTAGAGCAGGAACAGCAACACGCAACTGGTTTTGCGCGGCAAGGTCTTTGTATTCTGCTTGTGTTGTCGCCCAATCGACGTTGGCGTAGTCTTTTTGTTGGTAAAGCGCATTATAAACCATGAAAGTATTAATGCCGTTGGTTTGTTTTAGCTTTTCATAGCGTTCAGGTTCAAATGGAATATCCATAAATTGACAAAATTTGTCGAAGGCGTTCCACTCGTTTTCTTGAGCGCGCAGCCAACTTCGTGTGCAATCGTTACATATACAGCTATAGCCATTTGCAATAAAAGGGTTGCGTGTTGGTAAAAACTCTGATTTTGGTTTAGTAAGTCCGCATCGTGTGCATGTTTTACTGCCGATAGGTGTTGAAGTGTTTGGTACCACTACTCATCACTTCCTTTTACGACTGCGCGCACGAGTGTCAGTATGTCTTTTTGCAAGTGTTTTGGTGCGCGTTCAAATTTGTCAAAAATGTCATTCAGAATGTGTTCGAATGGGCGCACTTCTTGATTTTCCACGAGTTTTACATTCAAAATGCGCGCAATTCCAAAAAATTCTTCTTCTTTTAACTTGGGCAGGCTCAAAATAAACTCCTTTTGGCGTCTTTCGCTGCCCTTTTTATTCCATATTTTCATTAGTAATCTACCTCTTTTTCTTGTCACATTGTTTACAACTACCCACAAAGCCGTCTTTGGACTTGCCTAAACGTCTAAAGTGGTTACTATCTAAATGTAAAAGTTTTCCACATTTGCTACAACGTTTCCATTCGTCTGGTTGGTCGAGCGCGAGTGCGAGTTCGTAGTGGGCTTCTACAGCTTGGGCTAGAAGTTTAGGTATACGTTTTTTATAAATAGTAGAAATATAATTAACTGAAAAGGTTTTTAGGTTGCGTCGGCGCAATTCGTTGTTAATGTCCTCGTTTCTCCAGTTCTCACTCTTCATTTTTACAATAAGTCTATATTCTGCTTGCATGAGCGCGCGGTCGAAATAGTATTGAATAGTGTTCCATAGTGCAGGTGCTTCACTTTCAATGTCGTGGCGCTCTTCGGCTTCTAGTATGGCATTGTAAATTGTGTTGTAGTATGGTAGAAGTTGTAGCCATGAGTTTGGGTCGCGCAAATCGAAAGTGACTTCGCGCTCGTCGGTTTGGCATGAATTTTTGACTTCGCGCTCGTGTAAGCAATCACTATCATGACTTGTTTTTTCGACTGCGCGCTCATGTAATCCATCTTCATTTTGGCATGAATGTTCTTCAATTTGTGTTTGCTTTGTGTCTTGCCTACTTGAGCGCGCGGTCGCATTACTTCCAATCTTGACTTCGCGCTCATCGGTTTTACTTGAATTTTCTTGTCCAATTTTGTTTTGCTCACTCGCTTGCTCACAAGTGCGCGCGGTCGCATGACTTAAATTTATGACTTCGCGCTCATGTAAGCCTTCTTCAATTTTTGTTTGCCTTGTATCTTGCTCACACGATGGCTTACATGTGCGCGCCAGCAACCTTTTCAATGCTTGTGCTAACCTTCTTCTGTCTTCATCGTTATTCGGTGGCGTCGGCTCATCTGCCCACAAAAATTTCCCCAATGTCGTCGTCGGCTCTGCCCAAAGTCCCAACGGCTCAATTTCCAATGGCGCCAATTCCACCTTCCCCAATGGCTGCTTCGCATTTCTTAATTGCGGCTTATACGAGTCCCTCAACTCATATTGCTCCGTCCTCAAATCCACCAAATCGTGTCTCGCCCTCTGCAATTCCTTCGGACTCAACTTCGCTGCCTTTGCGCGCAGCGCAAAAAGGCACGACGGCTCCATTCGATTCACAAGTTCTTCCCTTGGTTCCTTCCCCATAGCAAACGCTATCAATACATCAAGCCTATCAATTTCATCGAAAAGTGCCCTAAAGTGGGGTGCAAGGGGCGAAGCCAATGCCTCTGCCCTACTAAATTTTTGTTTGCGTATAAGGGTGGGCGGAATTTCCCCCACTGTGTGAAAATTGGGTATGTGGGTTTCGGCTTCCATAATGGCTTCCATGGAGTCGGGCTGAGATGCGCTCCACTTTGAGGAAAGTTCAAAATCTTCGTTTTTAGAAATGCAAGTGCCGTTTTCGTCGCGGCTCCACAATATGTAATCAGCGATATGCTTACAATTTTTGGCGGAAAGGTTGGAGTGCGCATACTGCGCGGCGACCTCTAGGCGGTCGGAAAGAGATGACTTGGAAAAGTCAAGTTGTATTTTCACAGTGTGTTCCTTTCTATATAAATTTCGTCAATTTAATTATAACACATATATTTTATATTTTCAAATTTTGGATTTTGAAATGATATAATAAACCGAGAGAATCAAAACGAAAATTTATATTATGGATATTTTTTTCCAGCCTATCCCATCTCAGCCTTCACAAAACCTTCACATAATTCACAACATACCCCCACATACCTCTGCGCTATTGTGTTATAATTTGACTATCAAAAGAGAGGGCAAAATATATGAAAGTTCACCAATTCCCAATTCCAGACATGCAAGGCGCACAATATAGCAACCGCGGGGGGTGGTATGAAATCGCCTTAAAGCGCGCGCTTGGTTATCAATGTGACAAAGTCGCACCACGTGGCGCATATGACATTGAGGAAATCAAGGGCGAAATTAAAAGCGCAGACGCCACATTATACCATAAGACATTAGGCGCAGACCTTAACACATCAATAACTAAATATTTTGAAATGGTTAATATAGATGTATGGTACTATGTGGGTAAGTGCAATAGCGCGTTATATGCATTTGAAATGAACGCGCGCGAGTTCTGTGCCTTCTTGTATGAGTTCGCAAGGTATGACAAGACAAGACAAACCGTTAGACTTGCGACATTGTCAAGGCGTATGAGAAAATGGACAGAGTGTCCAATATGCGCAAGCAATATAATTGTATTAGAATAAATACAAAATAGGTGTTGACAACATAACACATACATGCTAATATGTATATAACAAATAAAGTACAAGAATTTGAGGGGAGTAATACAATGAACATGCAAGATATAATATATTTAAATAGCGCAAACTTTTATATGACTTATGATTGTGATATGCATATATACAATCTAGGTATAGATATTAATGGCTATAAATTAGCGCTATTTACTACAACTAATATTGAATATCAATTAGATGATAGTGCCCTAAGTTATATGGTGGAAGTGATAGACCATTTCCAACACCACGCAACGCCAAATTATGACGTGAACGGCTTAGATATTATTGAACTACAAGAAAAATTTTGCAATTGTCTAATATTAGAACCTAGACATAGCAAAATATCAAGTTTAACTGTTGCAATTGATATAGTCTACTGCGACAGCAACAACGAAGATAATTATATCTGTTCTATTCCTGATTTGTCTTTTCGTTTTAGTGATGAAGATGTGCAAGCGATTAATCGTTTAATAGAGGAGTTTGAGCATGGCGACAATTAATTTAAGAAAACTAGTGCGCAAGTATCCCGACTTTATAGGGTATGCAGACAAGAGAACCGCACAAGGTTTTCAAGGGTTGCATATATACATATTCGATAAAGTGCGCGGGGTTGCATTAGATACAAATATAGTTGTTAAGGGTATGCGCACGCCTTTAACAGAGGAACAGCGATATAAGTTAAATGAAACAATAGAGAGGTTACACCATGCAGAGAATTAAGAATTGGTTATTAGTAGCTGTTATAATTGGGAGCTATTGTGCAGTGAGTACATTAGAATATTACAGCCTATAGATATGATGTACTCTGTAAGACTTGACAATAACAAAAATAATAATTATCACTTAAATTTGGCGACTTGCCACAAGTGGGCGAATGGGC